TGGATTGGTCGCGTCAAAAAGCGGCATGCTCGATGTTCCGAGGTCCAGCTCGGGTTGTTTGTCTCCGTATCGGATTTTCCTGGCGTTGACGTCGGCCGGTTCCTCCCGGAGCAGGTCTTCCATGTTATCAAACTCCCCGGCGAAGGTATCGAGGAGATCGGTCGAGGACATCTTCCCCTGCAGGTGATCATCGACCGTCTTGTCCAGCTTGGCCGTGGGGGATTCCGTCGCCTGTAACCTAGCGTAGTGTCTTTCGAGGTGTGCTCTTTCTTCCGGGGCCCATAGCTTTGCATTCTCTGGTGCCAGAGCGTACTTGACGTCGTCGATGCTTCCGTTCTCGATGAGGCGCTTTACAAGGAATGAACTATCCGTTCCATTATCAGGGACGCCGAGGGATGTTGTTGCTTTATCGATGTCGGTCTTCTGGTCATCATCCATGGCGCCATGAGCCAGAGCGCCCGTTCCGCCTCCGATTATGGCGCCGATCGCCCCGGACGTGAGGACGTCTCCCCATTTAACCGGCTTCCCTGCAGACGTGGTGGATATGATCTCCTGGCCGGCTTCCTGTCCGCCTTCCATAAGGGACGACACTAATGCCCTTTTAATCGCCGTTCCGGATTCTCCAAACATGCCGAGCTTGTTGGTGATCGTCAGGAGGGGAATGTTCAAAGTGAAGGCTTCCGTCGCGGCCAGTGTCGCTCTCGCCGGATCTTTTGTCTCATGCAAAACGTCACGATAAACCGAACCGGCCTCCGTCATGGCTTCCATGGCGGTCATGGTTCCGGCACCCATCCACTTCGCAAGGTTCGGGCTTACCTTGGCGAGGGCGGTGGCCCCCTTCATTACTCCAATGCCAGGGATGAAAAACGTTCCCATGGACCCTACACCCTGTGCCAGTTGGTTGCTGAATCCCTGTTCCTCGGCGCTCAGATCCTGCCCCCATAGCTTTGCTTGGTTCGCCAGGTCGTTACCGATAATCCCGTTGGTCAGCCACTCTGCTCCCCCGGCTATACCCTCCGCGGTGGATAGTGCACCTACGCCGACGTCCTTGAATAGCTGTGTCGCTTTCCTGACGCCTGCGTTGTCGGGGTCCACCTCGTCCATGTATTCTTCTTTGTATTGGGGGCGGAAGATGGTCTTCCCCTCATCATCCTCGTCCTTGACGATGTTCTTCCGGGCTTCCATCTTGATCTGCGCGTCTGCGATATCAGATGGGGCCATGGTTCCGGGAGTGCGCGGGTTGACGACTTCATCGATTGACCCGGCGACATTCTGCCAGAATGATTCAGGCTCGGCGGCACTTAATTTCGGGGTGCGTTCTTCTGCTGTGGGCCTTGGATTCGGCAGCGGCTCGGGGCGGACGTACATATCGCTTTCGGCGCTTCCGTATGACATAAAATCATCAAACCATGAGGATTCCTTTTTCTTCTTGGGCTTATATTTCTCCGGGACGCCCGGGTCTTTTTCGAAGTCGAAGTAATCGTAGTCGTCGAAGTTAAAGTCAAAAGGCATGGCGGCTCCTTGTTATAAACGGATGAAAATATTCCACAAACTATTCCATAATATTGTCATGCAATTACGCATTGTTACAGATTATTTGTATTTAATAATTGCACTTGACCAGTACTGTTTCACCTTCTGCCAATTGACAGGGGCTTGGCCCTGAGCGATCGCTGTTCTGTCCGCGTCGAGATAATCAGGAAATTTCTCCCGGAAGTCTTCCAGGCGAGCGATTGAATCTTTGTAAGATTGAATGTAGGTTTCCCATCCCTCCTCCTCCCTGTCGTGCCTCTCGGCCTCCCTTAATTTCGATTTCCACTTGGCGATCTTCTCGTTGACGGCGGTCTTCATCTCGGAATAGGCTCTGTTCAGCTTCGTCGTATTGTCGCTGATCCACTTGGCCTTCGCTTTCTCCTGGTCTCTCCCCTCTTTCATTGCCTCCTTCTGCAGGCGGATTTCCTCCCGTTTCTGTTCCTTGAAGGAGTTCATTCCTGCATCGGGAATACCATCTTGATAATCGCGAGGATCTTTCATCCCGGGCAGTCCCTTGAGGCCCATCGTCTTCAGGACGTCGGCTTCCGTCGCATCGGGGATGGGGTTTCCTTCCTGGTCCATAGATCCACGGAATTTATTGATAAGGCCAGTGATCTTCTCCATTCCCTGGTTTCTCTTGGCTAACTCTTCTGCCTGATTCATTCGGAGCTCTTCGTCAAATTTTTTGCCGTATGCGGTGCGGAAGTGTGGATTCTCCGGAGTTGGTTCGCCTCCCATGATGTCGAACCATCCCTCCCAATTCTTGACAGTTCGGTCCCATGCGGCACGATATGGATCATGGCCGACGATATCGAGAGCGCCGTTCTTGACGAGGAATTCCTGTTCCGTCTCCTGCCTCGGCTCCTCTCCCATCATGGCCATGCCTTTCGGCAGAACAATCCCAGGGCCGGTCCGGTAATTAGAATAGGTGATTCCCGAGTCCTCACCTTGTGGTGCCGGCATCTCCTCGATAGCGGTTCGTTCGTTCGACCCGGGATATCTGCCTTCGCGGGAAATGAATTCCTTTACTGCCGCAGATTCATCGTCCGCAGGGCGTGGCCGTCTTTGTCGTCTGGCCGCTTGAATAACTCCTTCAGGGACTCCCTTCGGAGTAACAAAGGCCATGAGGCTGTCCGTCTCCTCTTGGTCCGATAGGGAGTCCGCCATGGCGCGGGAGATTCCAGGGTTTCTGCGTTCCATCTTGTCGACAATATTATTGTATTTACTCATATTTTTACCCTAACGACACGCTGTGCACATACGGTGCGTTTGTTTTTTCCTTATCCTTCTCATTTTCCCACTGTGCCATTTGTGCATAGAAATTCTGATCCGCCGAATGGACAGCGGCGTTATTCAAATACGACTGTTCCGCGGATCTCTGTGCCATGGCATCGGCCATCAGTTTTTCATATTGAGACATTGCGGCCTGGTTATCGAAAGTGCTGGCCATATTCCGCTGATTGAGCATATCCGCTATTGTTTTTTGGTAGAGATCCATGGCCTCGTTGTACTTACGTTCATTCCGTTCTGCGATTTCCTTATTGGTTATCTCCGTCTCCGCTTTCACTTTCGTTAAATTTCTCGCTTGCTCCAGATTGGCGTTATTGACATTGGCGCTCAATTGGTTCGCCCGATTGGACGCCTCCAGGTTGGTGGCCGTCTGTCCGGCAGAACCCAATACCTTGGAGATATTGATCCCCCTTCCCCTCATAATATCCCGGATTACTTTTGCCACGACAGTGGGGTTGTCGGAATACCTCCTGGCTTCCAAAAGCGCATCTCTAAACCCCATACGCTCTTCCGCGAGTGAAGGTGCGGCATATTCTTGAGTTTTATCTTTGATAAACTGGTTATCCACGACCGGCACTTCCACCTTGACGCCAGGAATGTCGATATTCTTGATGTATTCGTCAAGCGATGGTGTATCGAAGCTCGGGAGTTTTAATTCACCAGGTGATTTGTATGTGGGCACATTGATGTCCGGAAGAGGCGATGCCTTCTGAAATGCAGGAAGATTATATGCCGGGACATCCGAAAAGGTATTATTTCCTCCGGTACTCATCGTCCACCCACCCCTGGTGGTTCCGGAAGACCTTCTTGCTGAACCACTGTTAACGTCTGCCGATCCAGTTCCTTTCGAAAGAATATCTTGATAAGGATAAAAACTCATGGCTTACCTCCTTTCCAAACAAAAAGCCCCTTGTTCCGGATTAAACCGGAAATCAGAGGGGCTTATTAAAGCGTTTCCGACGTCCCTGCCGGCGTGACCTGAGTGTGGTCGGCAGAGCGCTATGTTCGATTATTCCTGGCCACTCGTATGTCCATCTGCTGGTCCCGGAGCAGGCTGAAATAAAGATGCAAGTAATTTGACAGCCTGTGCACGGCTAAGGCAATCACAATCACTTTGACGATAATGACATTCATTAAAAAATAAACGGCTGCCGCCAACACGCCCACGTACACAGATACACAATAATTACATTCCATCAGGTGAGTCTGTTGCCGCCTGGAATATAGGAACGGCGTAATCCGGATGAGCCATTCGCGAAAAGGTTGAATAGGCGCGGCCTTCCGCCAGAGTTCTACGAGGGCCTCGGTTGCCGCGATTAAAAGAATAATATCTACAAAACCGATCATATTCTACCCTTTTCGATAACCTTATACCCGCACACGCATCCTATGTAGCCGTTCGGACTACCGCAGCAAGGATTATATTTCCTCATTAGCTTACCGCAGTTCGGACAATTTTCCTCCAAAATTGTTTCAACCGTACCGGGGATATCGTCGCCTTTGGAGCGTCGTCTGAGATTGCTAAGGTCGAGCATGGGTGGCCTCCGTATTTTCAATGGGTTTTAGCTGACTGATGATTTCCTGCAGGGTCATTGGACTGTCCAGTACCGTATCGCAATTATCATTGGAGCAGACGAACTGGGTATTGACCCCTTCGTCGTTTGGCGGGACACGCCTGATCATCATATCCGCTCCACAGTCGGGGCATTTTGGGCGTTCGAAGTTGTCCAGAAAGGTCGGGGCGCGGTTGCCATGAACCTGTGTGTTGAGCATGATTCGCCTCGGGGTTTCCGCCAGAACGAGTTGGTAAGCGGTAAATGCTTGCGTGATGTCGTTGTCCGTCATGTGGCCAAAGATCTTCGTTGCCCGCTGGACAGCCTTTACCCGGTCGGAGAATTCTTCTTGTGTCAATACTTTCATGTCGATCCTTTCTATGCGAGTGCGGCTGGGCAGCAACCCGACAACTTTTGATCACTCGTTCGCAAATCCACTGTACCGCTATATTTATGGAGTGATTCGCAAAGTGCCATAAAATATAGATCCATTAATGGATCAGTGTAAACAGCGTTGCTTTGCACGCCGCAAACTAGGGCAGGATTTGAAAATCCTGGTTCCGCTTTCGTACCATCGCAGTTATATGCTTGATAGGGATCGTTACAATACCTGGAGCCAAGTAGCATGTCACCCATCTGCGGGCAGAGTCGCGGTAACGGACCAACAAGGACTGCGCAAGGCTGGTAAATGATATATGCAACGCCATCATAACTGGCCGGATCTCCGACTCCGATTTTCAGCGTTGCGCATACTGTTCCGGTTCTCTTGTCTCGTACCGTAATCGTTGGATTATTTTCGCAATTCGGGTTTGTGTCCGGAGCCGTGTATTGCATCGTTCCATTCCCCGTATCCTTCAGTGTTCCGCCTCCCGATAGTTCATACCTATAAACGGAATGGGGATCTCCATTCTGTACCGTCAAGGTCTGAGATGTGCCGGTCATCATCTGAGCACTGGTGTACCCAATACTCATCTCCCCGCATGGATCGAGGCAGTTTTGCCTTTGAGTGCCGTGACTGACGCAGGTTTCTCCGCTCTTTGTGGTTGACGTTACGTTATATTCCATCCCCGCCGCTTCCGGTATTCGGACCATCACGGTATATGTCCCTTCCGGATATCCGGGCCGATGTTTTGATTCCCCCAATTTCCCCCTGGCCGGCGGAATGATCTCTCCCTCTCCCGCATCGACACTTTCAATTCGATCGGTGGTGTACTCGGTAAATTGTACCGCCACTGTTTCCCCTGGGCAGAATTCAAAATCCTGACCTTCGCAGTAAGTCCAGACAATCTGTGTGCCGCCTTTGGTGCCCGGCTTCTTCCTCGCTTCCGGTTTGGATGCCGGGTAATCCGGCAGGGGGTATTGCGGATTCCAGTTCGGCGGATTCCAGTTCGGGTTCACTGGTTGTGCACCCGGAAAATTGTATTTGCCCATGTCAGGCGTTTCAAAATCCACATGAATTGGGTTCAAATATTCCAATGGAAAATCCCATTTATATTCCATCTCGTCGTAGCCGCTGGCGGGAAGCCAGGGCTTCTTGAATTCGGAATGCTTTAACCCGTAGTAGTCCCCGTCTGGTATCTCATTCTTATAATCTGTATAAGTAGCGGCGCTTGACCGGTACGGCTTGCGGATGGATTCCTTGGTGCTTCTTTTTGTCGTTCGGGTGTTCATGGGTTATTTATCCTGTTGGCGTGCATGGCCTGCTGTTTCAGCATGATCGTTTCTCCCGACACGTTGTGCTGAAATTTAAGAGACAGATGGTTCCCTTGGCACGTAAACCGAACGGATTGAATATCCCTTGGCGCGGCCGAGGGGTTGTTTACCCGGTTTACCTGCAGGGCGAGCATTTTGATATGGGTGGTCTCGTCCACCACATTGTGCCCGTACTTGATTGATATATGCTGTCCTAAGTGGGCGAATCTGATGGAGTCTTGTCTTCTGATCCGATTGCAAAACAGCGAGACGTCCTCGATATGAGCAGACCGGTCTGCCTGGTTATGCTGATATTTGATCTGTATGTGATCATCCTGGATATTGAAGAAAAGTGCCTGCCGTCTGATTGGGTTCTGTGGCTCACCGTAGAGACCAGAGTTGACCACGATCGTCTCTTCAATCCCGTCGACTAAGGAGTAGCCTTCCATAAGATCAGCGAAGATTATTCCTTCCAGGATCCCCCGTTCGACTTCGAATTGTCTTCCTACCAAGTCGGCAAAGGTTATGGCTTCCGAGAGCCCATCGTCCAGTACGTAGGCGTCCATTGCATCGGCAAAGGTGGCGTTTTCTGCACTTGAATCCTGGTTCAGGTATCCATCAACGGTATCGGCAAAAGTCGCCGTTTCGGAGATATCCCCGGTTTCCGGTCCGTATCCGTCTACTGTATCTGTGAATGTGGCAGTGTCGGAGAAATTGGATTCGGAGACGCTTCCAGCAACGGCAGGACCGAGAACAGAAGGAATGCTCCCGTAAAAAGAGCGAGTCATATTCCCGAACCACGTTATCTCGGGGTCATAAACGATAATCGGAATACCGCCATAAAAGCTGCGGCTCATGTCGCCGTTGTTTGCCATGATTACCTCTTATACGGCTGCGGCGTGGATGTCATCGATGCCGATGTCGCCGGTAGTGGTGCCATCGTAAACTTTTAGCACAATCCTGATAAATCCCGTCCTGGTCGGTGTCATGGATGCGCTTGTAAACTCGGACCAGGCATCCGACAGATTAACGTCCACGTTTCGAATGGGCGTGATCCCACAGCCGGATGCGGAAAAACTAACCTTGCAGGTTGCGCCGGAAACAGTTTTCCTTTTATAAAAATGGCACTGGATCGCCGTATTTGCCGTGCAGGGAATATAAAATTCTTCAACAATTGGTACTGTTGCCGAAGATGGATTGTAGTACTGGCAAAGCCCCGACCCTCCGTAAGCCCATGCCTCGGTCTGACCACCGGTTATTTGGTCGCTGGCGACACCATTCGGGTATCCCCGATACCATCGCCCGTCTACACCGTACCTGGCAATGCCGACAAAGCATTCACGTCCATTGCTGGTATTGGATATTTTTGTAGATTCGGCAAGGCTTGCAGATCCAATGTACTGCTTTCCGCCGAGATTGGAAATCGCCCCGGTTACATTGTCCTGAGTCGATAAACTGTTTACGAAATTCTCAAGGGCTGTAATGGCATATGCCACACCGTAGGCACCATTCCCGTTCGCCGCCGTGATCTGGTTGATTTCGTTATTGGTCGTTTTTGAATAGAAATAGATGCCGTTGACACCATTAAAATTTGCGGCGGTGACTGTCTCGATCAGGCTGCCACAGGTTTCCTCTATGGCAACGCCATCACCCATATTAAGAGATGCTTCCGAAATGATACCAATCTCAACGTATCCGCTCGTTTTAATATGGATTCCCCGATAGCTACTGCTAATTCCATTGTTACTGGCTGATCCGATGGTGGAGATTTTTACGTTAGCGGGTATACCAGCTATGGAAATGCCGTGAAGTAAATTGTTGTTCACCTGTGATATCGTGGTGATTTCAACAGAGGAACCTCCGCAATAAAATCCGGACGATCCGTTATTATTGCAATGTTTCAGGGTGGTGATCGCGACGGGAGTACCGATATATAAACCATGGCCACTGCAGTTGTTTAGATCATTGATCTCTCCGATAACTGCCCCCAATGATATGCCTTGAATTGATATGCCGTATAATCCCCCGCGGGTGACCGACAACCGGTCTAATTTAAAATAACTTCTATTCAACGCATTAATATAACCGCTCGAATATCCCATGAAATCCAGGTATGTTTCCCCGTCTTGCACATTGTTTGATGTGTTGTACCCGCCAAGGAATTCAATCAGATTTCCCTCCGTGCCGGAATCCTGCAAGGCTTCCTGGGTCTTGATCTGAACTGCCTCACGATAATAGAGCGTGACCGTCTCCGTCGTTCCATGATATCCATTCCCTTGGTGGAAATAAGACGTCACTTCATTGTCGAGCCCCAGACAGCGGCCTGCAATGTATTTCAAACCATAAAATGCCTCATCGCCGCCATGCTCCGCAGAACTTTTCGAAATCAAACTGGCGAGATTCAAACCGGTCGCGGAGCAGGCGTTGATATTATCCATGCTTATGCCTGATGTGGTCGCCGCAGTCCCACCGGAATAGAGGGCTATTGACCCAACGGCGCTGTTTAGACTCCCCCCGCCGGATTTAACGATTCTGAACGGTTTCCACACACCCGTATCTGCAATTGCCGGGAGGGGGAATGTATCCAGGATGCCGGTCCCGTCTGCATTGGCGCACAGGCAGATCTTCCAGTTGTCGGTGCTGGAAATTGCGGTGCCCACCTTGATCCACAACGTAATAGCTCCGTAGGAGGAGAAATCCGTGCTCGGAATAGTTTTGTAGGCATATAAGGTGTTCGCAGTTGGTGAGAATTTTACGACCTTAACGCAGGCATTACCCGATTTCCCGTCACTTGTATAGGCCGGGTGCGATACTGTAGACGATCCCGATGCCGTCCAACCCCCATCAGCCTCGTCAATCATGAGAGTGACCGCTGTGGACAACAGGACCGTCCTGCTGTTAACCCTTCGGCATTTGCCGGTGGCACCGCCAGCACCGGCTCCATTGCCGATGGCTCCCGTAAGAGTAAAGTTGTTCGCATCTGTGACGGTAATAAGCCATGTCCCATTTGCGTTGTAATTGGTCGAATGCCCGTATATGGAAACGACATCACCAGAAGAATATCCATGGCCGGTTAACGCTACGCTGATCGGGTTTGCATCGGTTGTGGAACTGATAGATTTTTCGGATTCCAGACCGCCTCCAACCTTCGTCGTGTCCGTCCACTTGGCGGTCTGCCCCAGGGAAACCGGCGCGGGGCTTTTGGCGATCCGGACGACATCACCCGCTGCAATCCTGGCGGCGGTGGCGCCGGCAGTAATGGTTTTCCAGGCATCCGCCCAGGATGATCCGCCGAAGGGAACCACATCGCCTGTATTGTCGGCTCCCGCCGTCCACACGGCGCCGTCCAGATCGAAATTGTTATCGTCAACCTTGGTAATCTTCCAGGCCCCGTTCCAGTTCGTCGTGCCGCTGACCGTAACAATCGCCCCGGTGACCAGGCCGTGGCCCGCATAGGCACCCCTGACGATGGTCCCGGAGGGATTGGAAAAGACGACACCGGACAGGGTTGCCCGAACCGCATCAGATCCGTTTACATGGTCGAGATAAAAGATGGCATCCGAGTAAGACATGGCTCATCCTTACGCCGGGCGTCCGGCTGTGATTGTGCAATAGCACTTGAAGATATCCGTATTTTCGACCGCTTTGGCGGTCGTAAATTTCGAGTAACACATGAGTATCCCCGTCGCATCGTTCGTGTTGCCGGGAATCTCCGCCGTACCTGCCCCGGTCCCGCCTCCAACCAATGCAGCTCCATACAGTGTTTTCGTGGCATTCATGGTAAAAGACGCCTTGTTTGCACTGTTGGTGATGGCCTGAGACGAGGCTGCGGCCTCATTAAATTCCGGCCTTGCCGCTTCGGTGTATGCGGTGCACTCCGTATATACTGGCGTGGCATAGGTCTGTGTCGCGGCGGCGGTTGTGTCGGATTCGACTAGGGCCAAGTACCACTTTGTGACGTTCGCGGTCCCGTGGAACATGACGTTCAGAATAAAATCAAGCCCCTCGTTGGTTACGATGTTCGGCCGGTCATACTCCGCCCATTTCAGGTTTCCGGCTGCGTCGTAGCATTCAAAGTTCCATCTGCTGAAAAAGACCAATCGGCAGGCGAAATTAAAGGCACTGATCCATCCCCGGATGATATCTTTTGCTCGTCTTGCGGCTTCTTTGATTCGTTCCCACAATCTGTCGAGAAAGGTGCCGCCTCCCTTGAGTACCTCGCATTCAAACCGGTCTAATATTCCGAAATTGTTCATGATTTTTCTCCTTTTACTTTATGGTATTGTCTTCGAGGGCTGGGCCACTCCGTTGACATAGGGGGTAATGACCAGATTCCCCTGGGCGGCTTTCGTCCTGACGATGATTTCCCGGAGATCCAAAAGCGCCCCGGACCCGTCCAGTTCCTGCATGATGAAGGCGTCGATCGGTGTGGCAACATCGTTGTTCCCGTAGTTCGTCTGGTATATCTGCCCGTCGTTAATCCCCCCTGCCATCTGCAGGACCGTCACGTCGCCACTGCCGGCCTGGATGTCTGTCACGCATGCAAAGGGCTGCGTGAGCACATCGAAGTACCAGCACTTGTCTGTGAGATCGTAGACGGGGAAAATGTTGCAGTCCGTGGCGAGGGCTCCGGATACGAGGCCGATTCTCAGAACGTGATAGGTTGAATCATAGGCCAACCACATTTTGTGCTCGTATCCATTCCGGATGCACTCGTCCTTGGTGGGATCGAAAAAATTGGCGATGTCCTGGGAGATTACGACTACGGAACGACCGTCGCTCATACAGACGCCCAGGTGGGACAGAAAGAAGGCGATGCAGATCGGTCGGTCCTCGACCTTGTTTTCTCCTAATCGGACGCCCTCGACAACGATTGCGCTCTTGGCATTGAACGTTCCGAAGCGGGTGGAGACGACGAACTTCCCGAACGTATCGGGAGAGTATCCCTCGTAAATCGTGAGACATCCGCCGTTGGTCCCAAGTTCTTCCTGCCAGACCATCAGGTCATTATAAAATTTTTTCATACAGACGATCCGATTGAGTCGTCCGTCTCCAGGCCTTTCCAGAAAACAGAAATCCGCCCCATTGAGAGTGAGGGGCCTGCTCTTGGCGGAAACGCAGATATCAACGGGATACCGGTCCCACACATAAAGGGCGCGATCCTTCCATGCGCAGTTATAGAGCCCTTTGGTCCCGAATTCGGAAATGTCATAAACCGGCATGACCTGGATGGCGAGTTTAACTCCTGCAGAGATGGCCTCATCTACCGAAAACTCAAACCAGTACGCATGATATTCTGTATTATTGAACTGCCGTGGCTGCGCCGTCGGGCGTTTGAATATCACCCATCCCGAATGACTGAGACCCGCTGTACCATCAATCAGGCCAACCACATCCTGAAGCGCGGCCCCGTCCCAATACTTTACGGCGTTGATGGCCGTAGTTACGGTGGTGTTCGGAGTGCCCCCTACATCGACATAAAACCCACAGATATTTGTATCAGAGGCGAAATTGACGCGATCTGCCGTTTGCATGAGCCCGACGTCAATATTGACGCATCCATACGTAGAATATGTACCGGCACTCGCATCATAAAACTGCACTTCAGTTACATCGACCGGATACCCATCCCATATATTCCGGATAGGCTGCCAGGTCGTATTGTACTGGATGGCGGTCAGTTCGACTTCCAGATCGAGGGCGCCGGATGACAAATAGATTTGATACCAGAATCCCGCCTCATCAAAGATATAATGCGGAATCTCATCTACAGGCTGCGCCCAGGACATGGAACCGGTTTGTGCAAAGGTTGCCCCTCCAACCGATGTTCCGTCGCTGAATCCTGTTACTGAGGCCCATGTTCCATTCCAATAATTGATTGCCGCAACAGCCGCGTTGCTGTTGGGCAGGGAAACGGTCAATTTGATCGATGTGGCAGGTAGGGTGGTCCGGATAAAGATGCAGTCATAATCAGTGGCAAGCGTCGCCAGGGAGTCCAGAACGACCGCAGTCGTGGTCAATCCATCCGTGGCCTGTTCGGTATAATCCTCTCCCATGGTCGGAATAACCGGAATGGGTCCTGTCCCCTTATAGACAACAATCTGATCGATATAAGGATCTACTCCAACGTGGATCTGGTGTTGATCCACGCCGTTTGAATACAGGACCATGTCGTTGATCACGGACCATGCTGCGGGGATCTGACCGGTGGCGCCGGAGAACACTTCCGTTCCGAACGCTCCGGTGGTAATGCCAGGAGGAGCCGTCGTTGCATCGAGAACATCGCCGTCCCCCATCTGAGCATAGAGGTGGCGCTCCGTTTTCTTTCCCTTCGAAAACTGAAACAGGGTCAGCACTTCGTTGTCCCCGTCTGCTACGGCATGCTGCTTCCTGCAGCCTTTCCGCTGCATCATGCCTGGGTGTGAACCCCGCATATTCTGCACCATGGAGTAAGCGCCGAATGGAAGCAGGTCCGGTTCGATTGCCGTGTTGCATCCCCCTCTAAATGGGACCGCTTTATTGATGTCCGCCAGGGGCTTGACTTCTGTGGCCATTAGCGCCTCCTCCGGTTCCAGTCGATCCCGTTGGCGCGTGGTCCCCTGGGGCCTCGCTTCCCGTACTTCCGAGCGACGGAGTCCACGTTCTCCCGGCAGAAGAGTTTCCACCATTGCGAATCTACCCCGATTACCTGTTCCCCTGAACGGTATGTCCGCATGACCGCCTCAGCCATGGCGTCTCCAAATAAATCAAAGTATGGGAGCGTGTCGGTGGCTGCGGTGACCATCGCGGGGACGGCGAAGTAATCCGCCTTGATGGTGTAGTCGCTGGCGGTGTGGGGCGTGACGTAAATCTTCGAGCCTTTGACCTGGTAATAGATCGGCGTCGCTGCGGATGTGTAGGAGAGGGCCACGTCCTGGGATGGTAACGGGAGGAGCGGGTATGTTTTCCCGTCCAGGTATGGCTCGCTGATCAATCCGCCGAAGTCCGAAGGCAGATCGCCGAAGGCGTCGTCTGAGGTGATGGTTACAGTCGATCCTGCGCCTGCTGCTGTCAGGGATCCGGTCGCTACGGTGAGGGTTCCCGCCTCTACTTTGGTTAATTTGTACGGTCCCAGGTTGCTCGCCTGGTCCGTTGTGATGTACATCCCGGTCTCGAATAGTTCGGTGACGAACTTGTTTGCGCTGTCCGTGATGGTGTCAGGGGACGTGCCTCCGTCCACGAAGGCGATTGTGGCTGCCGCGTACTCCTGCTCTGCCCAAATGGAGACCGACATCTCGGAACGGACGATGTCGGATTCCAACCAATAGAGTCTTTTGGCAATGGCACGGAGGGCGTTGTTGATGTGGTGGTAGAGATCGGTGTTGGCCGTGTCTACCCGGAACTGCATTAAGTCCAGCAGGTTCTGAACCGTGGCCATAGCGCCCTCCTCTTATATTCCAATAAGTGCCACATAAATCGGAGATACGCCCGACAGGTCGGTCCCGCTGGCGACTTCCTCTCCGGACGCGTATCCTTTCGAGCGGTAGTTAATCACGAAGTCATCGTTGTCTGCCCTGGCGCCCAGATTGACGGTCTGGTTCGTGGTGTCGACTGTCTTGGTTATGGCCAGATCCGCGCTGTTGACCGTGATCTTGAAGACGTCCGCCTCGGCCGGCGTTAACAGGGTATCGTAAAGGCCCACCTTTGAGCCGAGTCCGACCGATATCTTCAATCCGTCAGCCATTGCATCCGTGGCGTAGTTCGGTTGGGTGATGCTGGTGATCGTGTCGAAGGGCCTGACGCCATACTTGTAGCGGAACTTTCCGTTGGCGATTGCTTTCTGTGCGTCCGTGACGGTGATGGTGATATCCTCTGTTTGTGCCGAGCCCTTGAACTTCCCTGTGATACGGATGGTAACGGTCCCGACGAAAAGATTCAGAGCGCCGCCAGAGTCGTTGGTAACGCAGAAGCAGACGTTCCGGGCGATGTCCGGCTGCGCTGCTACCGTGAGCACGCCTTCCGCCGTGGCGACGTTTGCCTGGGTGTCGGCAGAGACAATGGCCGATCCGTTTGTCGGGAGGGATGCTCCGTCTGATGTCTCTGCGTCAGTGTTCGCGCTCCCTTTGATGTCCTGCCCAATGGCTTGCGAAATCTTCGGCGTGTTGTAAGCCTGAATCTTTTTGTTGGTGCTGTCGTACTGAAAGATATACCCGCCTGCCGGGGAGATCATGCAATTGTCGACATTATGCATCCCGAACAGCGCCTCGGGGTCGAATGATTCCCCTCCGCTTGGGTATGAACTGCCCATGGTGATCTTGGCGTTGACGAGCGCCCTGTTTCCTATGACCGTGTATTTTTCTTCTGGTGTCGCTGATACGGTGATTGACATGGTTGCCTCCTTAGTATCCGATGGCCATCCAGTAGCCTGCCTCGTTTGCGCCGCTCACGATGGTCACAGGATCCACAATGGGAAAGGTCTCGTCTATGACGTGATGTGCGGCGACGACCGCCTCCGCTTTGGGTTGGAGGACAAGCTGATTGACCTTCTGCAGGCCGGTGTAGATATCTCCTCCTTCGGAGCCTCCGGCGCTGCCGTATGTCCCCATCGTTACTCTTTGCTGGCCGACCGGGAATTCCGCTGTTTTGGTGAATGTGAAAGCCATGGGGGACCTCCTTTAAGCGTGGGCATCGCCGATTGCGAGCCAGGTTCCGTCTTCCCCGGCGTCAGTGACCACGGTGATGGCTGACCCGTCGGCAGGAAGGGTTTTGTTGATGACGGGCTGGTTGGCGATGACGGCGGTTTTGCCGTGCTGCAGGATGATCATTTCGCATTGGTGGAGACCAGTGTTGATGTCCCCTCCGACGTCCGCTGCCCCGTTGGTGAAGGTCCCCATGGTGACAGCGTGGTCTCCCCATGCGTCCCGGCTAGTGATTGCTGATGCAAAGGCCATGATTGCCTCCTTTGATTAAGAAAGCCCTGAACCTGGGTGAGAGGCCCAGGGCTGTTGGTGGTGGATTTGGGCCTTAGTAGCCGATAGCCAGATTGATGAGGCTGTATTCCGTGTTCGCATTTACGGCCAGGACGGTACCGACTTCGGCCTCGTTCTCGTCCGTTCCGTCGCGGTCGAGCGGTTCGACGGCGCCGGCTACGGCATCAGAGACCCGGACGTGCTGTCCGATCACCACCGTCCCGTCCGTCAAGACCGGGACGGGGCCGGCTACCTGATTCCAGAAGTAGCAATTTGCGGTGACCGGAATCGGGGGGATACCTGCCGGGGCGCCCGTACCTGACGTCGGATAAACCAGGACGAGGTCCTGCGGGTTCTGGATGAGGGACACGGTCCCGGAACCGGCGGTCACTGCTACGCGGATCGGGTCTTTGAGGTAGACGATGACTGCCGTGGTCCCTGCCGCGTGACCTCTCACTCGGTACAGGTGGCCTTCGCCAGTGTCGTCGTTGACCCACAGCAATCCGTCCTTGTAGAAGTCGGCGGTTACTGCCCCGCCGAAGGTGACGGAGATGGACATATCTCCGACGGCTGCGCTGGCAGCGACGACTTCATCGCTGGCGTTGGCGCTCGGGATCGCGGTCTGCGTGACCTTGCCTGCGGCCAGAGCGGTTGCGCCTGCTCGCGCGTACTGGAATTTCCGTCCGTCGCTGAGGATGCGGAGGGTGCCGAGTTCCTCAAGCTGTACGGAAGACTCTTTGTAGATGTCCTGGGCGAATCCCTGGGTTTTTAAGGGTTGTAGCGACATATTGCACCTCCTTGGTGACTTATTCGAGTTGCCCCCTGGGGAGTAGTGGTACCCCAGGGATGGTTGAGGTTTTTAACTGTGGCCGCGTTTAGCTCAGGTTGTAATGGACCGTATTTGCCTGCCTCCGGTTGACGATGAGGTTTCCGTCCCAGAGGATCTTCATGCTTTTGGCAACCGTGCCCGTTACGATCAGGTCTCCCCAGGCCGTCCTGGTAAAGAACCCGTCTTTGTGGACGGCGAACCCGATGTGGTTGGTGTTGAGCAGGAAGAGGTACCCGGCCGGACAGTAATCGTCCGCCGCGAGGATCTTCCCCTCAAAGACGAGGTTGGTGAACCCGGCCTTGACCGTGTCGCTGTCCTGGGTGAACCGCTGCTGGGTCTGTAGGATGGCGCTGATCTGATTGAACAGGGCCTCCGGCATAACTCCAAGGTCCGGTTTCCCCTTGGCGCCGTTTCCGATCTTGGCCTCGGAAGCCAGGGTCCGGATGATGCCCAGGGATATGCCTTTCGCGGTCGAGGTGTTCTTCGCCGTCCAGGGCTTCGTGCCGTCCTGTGCCACGAGGTCATTCGGAATGATCCCGCCGAATGCCGTGGTGTCCGCGGCGAGGGTGGCGGATTTAAGCCCGGTGATCTCCTCTGCGGAATCGGTTGCCTGTGAATAAAGCTGCGTTGCGAGGTGTTTCCGGACGGTGTTCTGCGCGGATTCGATCTTCTCCGTGACGAGGCTGACTTCGGCGTATTCGCCGGCGTTCTGCAGTTCGTCGGTTCGGTAGATAGTTGCGTTGCCATAGGCGTGTTTCCAGAAGAATTTGGCCGCGTTGATGTTGACGCGGTCATCGCTGGACAGCGTGGACGTGCGGCTGTAGAATCCGCCCTCGGCGCCGTCGTACTTCAGCGGGACGCGGATGTGCTCGCCACCTGCAGGGCGTTCCCACAGGCCCTTCTTCTTGTTCATGAGGTAATCGAGCAGGAACGAGTCCTCGAAGTAGATGTCGATTGCCCTTTTGTTGTCGGCCTTGAAATACGCCCTGGTGATTGATTCGAGTTCGGTATAAGTGAGAGCCATGATGTCCTCCTTGCTTGCTGGGCGTTACGATGTCCCGGCTCGTCTCATGCTTCTCAACATGTCGGCGAGGACGGTCACTTTTCCGCCGTGTCGTTTGGTGTCCTGCAGCTCGGGGTTTACTTCGTTCCGAACTGGGTTGATTGCCGGTCCTGGTCCCAGGACGGTCGCCTTCTGCTTGGATTGAATTCTCGCCAGAACTTCCTTCTCGGTGTCCGCCTTCGCTTTGGCGACGGCTTCGTCGATCCTTGTCTGGACGGACTTTTCGCGATCTTCTGCGATGATTTCGTGGTAGGCGCTCATGGGGTTGTGGCCGGGATTCTGATCGATGAACCGCTTGATCTCCCCGGAGTCCCATCTGGAACGGAAGTCCTTGTTCTTCTCACCGAATTTCATGTAAGTCTGTTCGATGGCCGTCCGCCTGGTGGTGGCTTCCGCCTGGCGATGCATGTCCGTCAGCAGTTCATGTTTGATTTTCGCCGCGAGGTTGGCAGCGAAGCCCTTCGGGTCATTCGCCTGCCATTCGGCGAGTTCCTCCTCGGTCATTTTGCTGAGGTCCTTGTACGGAAGATCGTCCTCTTTGGGCGTCCCTCCCTGTACGTCCGGGGGAGCATCGACGACCCTGGTCAGGATCTCCATCTGTGCTTCCAGACGTTCCTTTGCCCTCCGTGCCTCGTCTCGCTCCTGCATGATCTGCTGGAATCTTGGGTGCTTATCGAATCGGTCTTCATCCCCGTCGTCAGCGTTCCCGCCTTTGTCCGTGCCAGTGCCGTCGGCAGCATTCTGGTCTTTGGTATCCTGGTCTTCGCCTGCGCCTTTATCGTCTGCGTCTGACGGGGATCCGGCATCGTCGTCCTCTACGGTGCCGAACAGGTTCTGGCCATCGGGATCAAAAGATGGACGATCGGAGTTGACGAGTCCTCCAATCTCGCCGGTCTCGGCGGCCGGTGCGCTTGCGTTTAGCGTCGATGCGTCCTGGGTTCCTTCCATGTGAGTCGTTCCTCCTTTGCGGAAATAAAAAAGCCCCGCCGAGTTGAGGGGCTTATTCCTCATTCTCAGCGGGGCTTTCTTTAGCGTTGCTGGTGTCGCTTCTGACGTGGCTTATTGGGCGTGGTCAGGGCGCGTTATGTCATTACACGTTTATTGTCTCACCTTTCAGATATTTTTCAAGTACACTCGTAATTGACTTGAGTAATCGTATCAACATGACGAGCGCCGCTCGTGTCTGCAGGCTAATGTCGGGAGGTCTCGATGGATATGCTGTTCCTTTTCCGGTAGCCATCCAATACCTCCTTTCTCAGCTTCTCCCGGTTGATGGGTTCCGGTTTGCGGAATAGGGGTGGCGCTCCCCGTTCGTTCTCTGCGTATCTGAGTCCCTCGGCCTTGAGGTATCGCTTCAGGTTGCTCCGGGTGGGGTTCTCCGCGAGATCACGGACGTGGGCCTTATCCGAATGCCTGGCGGTCTCCGGATCCAGAAGCGTACGTGCGGCCTCTCGTATGTGCCGGGCATCCTCGTTGGCGCAGTTGACGCCTCCCAGGGTTATGATCCGTTTCGTTAAACAATGACATTCCGGGCAAGTCCCTTGCCATACGGCTGAGTGGACGATTTCCTCCCGTATTTTCCCGCATTTAGGGCATTCAAAGTCGGCGATAATCATGTGTTCTTTGCTCCATTTTTGCTATGAATTTTTCTACAATTGGGCTCGGTCTCTTCAGCAAGCCCTCTACGTTCATCCCGTTCTTTACGGGATGCTTGTATCTCCTGATGTGCTCTCGCCCCTTCCGCCTGACGATGATGCAATTCTTCATCTCGAATACATCAGCAATAATTTCAGCAAGTTGGTCGGCGGCGATCATGTCTGAACATCCTCCGTTGATTGTCTTTCTTTATCCTCTCCCCGGTCAATAGGATCGCTCTTGCTGCGAGATCAAACACGTTGAGACCGTTCTTTAGTGACCGTTTATATTTCCGGATGTGCTGCTTTCCATTCCTGCTCACGATGATGTATCGCTTCTCCCCGACAGCAGATCGGTCAATCGTTACGCTGGCCCCGATTCGCTTCCAGTTGAATTCTGGCTCGGCGGTCATAGTTCCCCCTTCAGTTTCTGCTTCGGCCTGTCATCCAGTTCTTGTTTCGTTCTGCCGTATTCAAGCAGGGCGAAGCATCCCCAGGCGGCGTGGGCCAGATGAAGCTGTCCCGATTCCTTATCGAAGTCCTCCCCGCGCCAGAAGGCCCACAGGTGGCGCATGATGGCCGCGAATATCCGTCCCCACTTGATGCCATTCTCCCAATTCCTGTCGGCATATTTTCCGGCACCGTAGGTGTACACGTTAGCGAGTTCCTGCAGTGGACCTGCCGGTATGAGGTCGTATCTCAGCTTCCCCTGGTCGTCTTTCCTTCCCTCGTCCATTTATTCTTCCGGTCCCTTCTTCTTCTGGCTGCTGACGTTGTCAAACTTGCTTGGCTTCTTTGCGGTCAGCGTCCCGAGGTCGATCTTCATGACCTGAAATTCGACGGCCTTGTTATTGTTTCTGCTCCACTCGTCGGCATTCTTGTTTTCGATATCACGAATGCTGATAGGGTCCAGGACGACGGTAGCCGTGATGGGCTCCATCCCTGCAAAGTCCGAGGGCTTGAGTCCCAAAAGATTAAGCTCCGGCGCTTCCAGGCTGAACCTCATGTTGTACGGTCGCTCATCATATTCTGGTGCGTCGATAGCTACGGAGTTCTTCGCGTCCTTCTTCTTCGGCTTCGGTCGTTTCATGTCGATAAGTGCCATAATGTTCCTCCTTAAAGTTCAGGTTGGGGTCTGTTATTCGATTCCATACCGGATTCGTTGTATCCCGTAGGTATCGCCTCTGCCTCCGACGTCAGGGGCGCCGCCTCCGGTCTCTGCGGTTCGTTTATCGGGCCTGGGGTAACGGAGACCTGGGGCCGCCTGCCCTCCTCCGGCTCCTTCGCTTTCGGCTTCCCGGGGGCTTCTTTCTCCTGCTGCGGACGCCGTTCCCTGGTGATATTGTGGACCGTCCGGGCCTTCTCGATCTGCATTTTGTCCGTGTCGAACTTGACGCCGGCCATCTTGACGCGCTGGTCGACCTTCTCGGTGTTGATCTGCTCCAGGACGAGGTCTCTCTCGACAACAATCTTCGCGGTTTCGGCCTTCGTCTTCTCCGCCTGGGCGATTTTGACCTGCACTTCGGCGTTATCGATCGGGTTCTCCTGGGGCTGCGGTTCGGGCTGGCCTGCCATGGCCCTTGCCAGTTGCTGCAGGAGGAGTTGGAACGGCGGGATCTGGCCTTCCTTGATGGCTTTATCGATCTCTTTCGGCTCCATGACGGCGACCTGCTGGAATATCTGAATCAATTCCGGAGGTACTCCCATCATGGACAGGTTGTTCATGACGGCGCCGACCGGACCTGCCTGCATGCGCTTGACGATGTCCTTTCTCCCGGAGACGTTCAGTTCTTCCAGGAGCTTCGGCTGGTCGATTGCCTGCTTTACGAAGAGGTCCAGGGCTTCTTCACGCTTCTGGACGTTTGACTGCGGGAGGGTGGACCCTGCGACGACGGTGAGTTTTGCCGGGATGATCATCTCGCTGCCGACGATCCTCTTGGTCTCCTTGATGCCGTCGCTGTTTTCGAAGTTGATGTAGCGCGGCTCCGTCCCCCAATTCATCAGGTGGCTGAGGTACATCCTCCCCCGGTCCCTGATGAGCCGTGAGTAGTTCCTGGTCTTGCCCCGCTGCATGGTGGCCTGTCTTTCCATCAGGGCCGCCAGGGTCTTGTAGGCGATGGCGTTGCTCGATGTGGTGAGTTGATCCATTTCAAAGCTCTGTGCGACCGTCAGGAACAGGTCCTTGAACATGGTGATGCTTGCCTGGTAGTCCATGGATGATCCGGGGTAGACGAGCCATTGGATGGCGGCTGATTCATCCGCGTTGACCGGGTTAATCTCCGAGTAGTAGTTGGTGAAATCCTCGTTCTCTACTCCAGAAGTCAGGGGGTTCTTGATCTTGGAGCGGGCGCTCTTGTCCTTCTCCAGGACGAACTGGCTGACGCTCTTGTTGAGCTCGTGGTTCAGCCATTCGAGTTGTTCCAGGTCCGTGGCGCCCCAGGCGTTGGCCGGGTCCTTGACGCTGTTGGCTGCGGAGAACGGGTACTTGTCCCACAGGTAGGTCATCATGGCCTTTTCATCGGGCAATTGATCGTTGATGCTGGGGTTGCTCCGGTCCTCCAGGATCTTGTCTCCGTTGCAGGCGACGACACAGCGGATGTTCCCCCTGTATTTGGCTTTCTTGTAGACCACTTCGCCAGGTTTCTTTTCCTCTGCATCCTGACCATCCACGGTGGTGTAGTCGTGGCACCAGCATTCGACGATCAGCACTTCATCGCTCGGGGCTTCCTGGTCGCGGTTCATCCAGTTAAATAACTCCTTGGCCGTCTCCGCAATCGTGACCAGCATGTTCTTTGGCTTTTTGGCGCCCTGCATGCTATTGATGTCTCGCCTCTCGTCCTGCAGATCCTTGATGATGTCGCTGTCCGGTTTGATGAGGTCGGCCTTGTCCGGCCATCGACGCCGGGCCTCCCTGATGCTGAGAGGGTAGTAATGCAGGACGGCCTCGCATTGCTGAAGGTTCCGTGTGGCTACGAGCTTGACCGGGTACCAACCAAAGTGGAACGGACTGACGTTGATGGTCTCCACCTCTCCTAGGGGGTATTCCAGGTTGGGGTTGAAGATCACCTTCTCGATGGCGATCCCGTTGGTTTCTCCGAGACGGACGCTGCTGTCGAAAACGTCCTGCTGCTCCTGGTCGTTCCACCAGTGGATGGCCGACTTCTGGAGCAGGTCGAATGCCTGGTCTTCTCCCTCCGGGAGGTCCTCAGCCTCGCCCAATTGGACGACATCGAACGTGGGGTTCTGGTCCGTCATCATGTTACAGGTTCTCTGCACGTGCACGTGACAGAGGTTAATGCTGACGAGGGGGACCTCGACGTCGTCGTTCTTCCAGTGCCGGTTCCGGATTAACTCGTGGTTGCGGTTCCATTGCTTTGGGAGGCCGAGCTCGTCCTTGTCGTCGAGGATTTCCTTTAAGATGGCGAACACGGTTCGCCCGACTTCCGGGTCTCCCTCCGGCGGTAGCAGTTCGGTACGATCTTTTTTGGCCATTATCTACGTCCCCTTTCCTTCTGCTTTCTTCTCTCGGTCCTGCGGTGATTGCTTTTGTGGAGTCCCATCTGACGGGGCGCGAACTGTTTCCCACAGATCTCGCAGGTCTGCAGTTCTGGTTCCGGGGCTTCTGCTTGCGGGAGGTCCTCGACGATCTCCGGCGGTAGCTCCTCTGCATCCCTGTTGGCGTAAACGAAGCGGTCTCCCGCGTTAATGCGGTCATCCATGAGGAACGGACGGTACCTGCAGTGTGGGCATCGCATAAACTCCCAATCGGTCCCCGGCTCGAATGGTGCGGGGTATTCGTGGTAGGCATCCGGAGATTTGAACATCTCCCCGGTCATGGGGTATTTGAGGTCGCCGAGTCTGATGGTAGCGATGCGCTCCTCGCAGATCTCGCAGTAAACGTCGATGATGGTGTCGGGGCTCATTTATCTCCCTCCGGTATGGTCTTGATTCTCTGCTCCGCTTTCCTAGGGTCTTTCATGGCCCTAATGTACGGGTCTTCCTTGGGCCTGGGCTGCTTGTTTTTGGGCGCATCGGGCGGCAGTATCCTGGCGGGTGGATGGCCGGCGCTCTGCCTACCCATCTGGAATCCAAGGTAAATGACGCCGATAAAGGCGAACGCAAGAATGGCGACGATGGTTGCTCCTGCCGCTACGTCAATCCAGATCATGGAATATCCTCCTATCTCGGTGCTGGTTACGGGTGTTGCGGATGAATCGCTGGGCCTCGATGTGGGCCGCTTCCTCCAATGAGGGCTTTTTCTTCCCCTCGACATGGTCGATGTGCTGGTTTACGATGTCCTTGAGCTTCTTCTCTTTGTCGTTGGCCGCGGCCATGCTGTCCATCAGGTGGCCGACGGTAGCCAGGTTGTCGACCTGGTCGTCGTGTTCTCCCCGGGGGAAGCGCCTGATCTCGTGTTCCAAGGGCTGTAACCAATCGGGTTGGTTGATGCTTCGCTCCGGAAGCAGGACGTATCCCTGGCGTACCCGTCCCTGGATGCTCCTGCCGTTGGCGATCTTGTCCTGGTTCTGCTTTGTGACCGTCTGCAGGTTGATGTAGATGTTTTTCTCCCCCATCATCTTGCGTAAAAACGGGCCGATGGCCTTGATGATGTTGTCGCCCTGACATCCCCATATCAGCGGTTTGTACTGTTTTTGAACCTCTAACATCTTTGTTGCTACTCCCAGGGCATCCCATCGATCCCTGATCACGTCCAGAATATAAATCCGGTTGTCGCTCCCTACGCCGACGACCATGATGCTGGTGTAGTCGGCTGTGGTCTTCTCGCTCAGTGCGGTGTCGATGACCGCGTATATGTTCAGGTACTTTGGCCGCTCCCGGTATCGCCCGAAGTCGGCCAGCTTGAAGTAGGCGTTATCATCCTCGGGGCTGGGGTCCAGGAGGTACTGGCAGTTCTTTGAGGCATATCCCCATATGACGTAGTTCCCAGTCTTCGTGGCCATTGAATAGACACGCTCTCTTTTGTGCGGCGTGATGGCGACGACTTTGTCCTGTAGATCGATAAAACATCCCGGCTCGTCCCATATGGTCTGCATCAGTTGGGATGCTTTGGCGGGCTGTCCGTAGTTGATGATGTCAACCTTGGTCTGCTTCCCTCCGTTGATTACAAACATCTCCGCGCTCTTGCGTCCCCTTTTATCCCGATAGATCTTGAACGGGATCTGCAATGCAGTGAGGTTTTCTTCAATTCTGGCTGTTACTGCCGGGTTCTTGGTGCGGGATTGCGTAATCACGGTTGACCCATATTTACAGGCGCCTTCACCGTCTATCATTCCTGCGAGGTATGCCCACTCACACTGCTGCTTATTACCTGACGGTGGGTCGATTACGTGCATCAGACGACGTCCGACTTTTGCGGGGAGGTACGGTGGGCGCGTCCTGGGGACATCGTATCTCCGGTCAATCTCCGTCCCGAAGCGTCCTGTGTACCATTGATGGTCGGGCGTGCAGATGATTTCTCGTCCGCTCTCCATGGTTAATTTGACCGTTTCCGCCATTCTGCTGTTCACTTCCGTCACTCTTGCTCGTTTGATGTGCGCTTTGTGCCCTTGCCCGAAAACATAACCGACGACTTCGTCGCCTGGGTTAATCTCCCCTATTGCCTTGAATGTTCCGTCCGCCATCCATACCGGTGCGTACCCTGGGTTGCAGGAGAAAATGTACTCTCCGACCGTGGGGTCCTTCCGAATGGCTGTCAGCACATCGAGGTTGAACTGTTCCGGCCAGAGGGCTTGTCCCGTATCCGGGTCGATCGCCGGCTTGCGATATACGGTGTATCCTGTGCCCTCCCTGGACATATCGCAGTGGAGGTCTCCATCATTGTAAATAGTCCCCGCGATCTGAATGTTCCCTCCGGTCTGCAGAATAGAAGAACGCATGAGTCCGTAACCATCACGGCACTTGTCCATCTGGTCCCGTGTCGTGCAGGTCTCCGGCGTGACGATGTCGTCACACTTAATGACCGGGAAATGAAGACCGGTCGGCTGGTTCTCCAGGCTGGTTGCCTGGAAGCTCGGTTCCTGGCGTCCAGTATGGTGGGGGAGGATGAATTCTTCGTCTGTCCATTTTGGGCTCTGCTTGAATGGGTTCTCCCAGGTGAGGTCCGGGAACAGTTCCCGGAAGAGAAGATTTTTTTCAAAATGCCATTTAATCGCCCGGGTCTTCTTGACGCTCCTTTTGAGGGCGTCGCATACGATGGCGATGGGCTCGGCTGGGGCGTTGAGGTACTGCCTGATTCCGTCCGCGATGGTGAACATCTGCGTCTTGCAGTGGCCCCGTGGCAGGAGGTATAAGGAGAGGTTGCGTTCTCGTTGGATCTCTCGGCAAAACTCGCTGTGCACCGGGCTGGTGATCCAGTGGTATCCGAGGATGAATTTTGCCAGGAAATAGAGGTCACGTTTTGCCGTCTCCCTGAGCGCTATTGCCCGATCCTGCTCCGTCGGCAATAACACCAACTGCTGCCAGAAATGACTGTACAGCGGGTCCGACAGTGAACTCATGGGTATGTTTATGCTCATGGTTGCTGGTTATATTCCCCTCAAATCGCTCGACCTTCCCCCATCCGAAGCGCCTCTCCAGGATGTACTTGATGTCTTCCGAGTTCCCGGTCCCGGCCATCGCCTTGGTGTATAGCTTGTTGGCGAGGGATGCTTCTCCGGTGGCTCTCCCCTTCGTTAAAGCGTCCGAAAATTCGCTATATTCCCGTTTACGTCTATAGAATGTGTCTTTGCCGATGCCCAAGAATGCGTAGATTTTTTCGTCGGTTAGGCCCTGCGCTGCGAGGGTCTGTACTGTTTTTAGGTCTATTCCGATGGGCTTGCGCCCTGGTCTGGCCATGGCCTCTTTCTCTCCCAAAACGGGTAATCTTGATATGATGACGGAATTATAACCCCTGTTTTGGGGGCGCTTTGGTGCGTGTGGACGGACGATACTCGGATGGGATGTCTGCGATACCTGGGCGATGCTTGGGCGATACCTCAACGCGGAAACAATTTTCTTGACAAGTTTTGCGGGATTTGTTCCTGACGTTTATTTTGAGCTTCTGTCAAAGCGAGAGAAGTGCATGGAGGAGCTTGCGGCGTTATGCGCAGATAAAAAAGGCGCCTTCCTGGTTTGGTTGGCGCATTTTTTATTTTGCTATTCTCCTGACCTCAAAAATACATGGCCTCGAAATTCAACACGTTCCGGTCTACTTCTCCGCGGCCTTCATCAATTCGTCCAGCTTCTCCCTGTAGATCCGCTTGGCTTCATTCCGGGCGAATTCGGCGGCGATCCGTTTCTTCTGCTCGTACTCTCTCCAAAGTCGATTTATTTCTGAGTGGTAGGTATAATTCCAATCCGCCGCCCACCTCTCCCCCGTTTCCTTGTCGCTGCTCTTGGGTGGGGTTTTCCCGCACACTCCGTTGGCATACTTTTCTGCCTGCAGGATAAATTGATTCCGCTCTTCGACGTAGCTCATATCAATACGAGATTTTTTCCGCAGCCGGCTCATCCTCCATGATCGAATGATATCCTTGTCGCTCTCCCACTGATCTCCCAATTTCATGATAGGAAAACCGTCCTCTCTGTGCAATTTCATGATCAATCTCTCTGAACATGGAAGATTTATCGCTCTACAATAATCCTGAATTTCATCCATTGTGACCAGTGCCGTGCTTTCTCTCATTTCCCCTCCTTGGTTTTGAGTTCTGCTTCTGCGTTATCAATTATCTCCCGGATCATCCCGGCCTTGTCAGCGCTTGCTTCGTATGATCTGAGTACCTTGCGTATCTCTTGGATCAATGTGTCGATGTCCATCAATCCTCCTTCCTGGCTGTGTTGCCGGTGAACTGTTCCCATCTGAGCTTGATCACATCGCAATAAATTGGGTCGAGTTCCGAGAGGAATGCGTTTCTCCCGGTCTGCTCCGCTGCCATGAGGGTCGTTCCGGAACCGCCAAAAACGTCCAGGACGCTCTCACCTACCTTGCTGCTGTTTTTGATCATCCTAGCCACCAGACCGATGGGCTTCATGGTCGGGTGCAGGTCGTTCTTTTGCGGCCGGTCCTCCCGGAAGATCGTCGTCGGGACCATCTGCCGGAGTTCCCCCGCGTAGGAGACCAGGGCCTCCTTGGGCATTTTGGTCAGGTCCGCCTCGTCATCGATGACGGTTGTTTGCGTGAAGTCCTGGCAAAAATAATGCGCGGCGCCCTCTCGCCATCCGTAGAGGATCGGCTCGTGCTTCCAGTTGTAGTCGTTCCTACTGAGGACGGCGCTGTTCTTGACCCATATCAGGCTCTGGCTGACGTAGAATCCTGCGGCTACCATGGCCTTCCGAAAAAATGCCGAGTTGATATCGGCGTGGGCGACGTAGACGCAGCCTCCCGCCTTGGTATGGGCGCTCATGTTTTCGAAGGCTTTCTCCAGCATAAACTGCAGATCGTCTCCCCGGAGGTCGTCGCCGGCAATCGCCTTGTGTCCGGTTCCTGTCCGGGCCTTGTTGAGGAAGTCGTTTTTATCGGTGTAGCTGACGCCATAGGGCGGGTCTGTCCAGACGATGTCCGCAGTTTGTCCGGCCATTAACCGGGCGATGTCCTCATGGGCCGTTGCGTCTCCGCAGATGAGCCGGTGGCGCCCGAGGATCCAGATGTCTCCGGGCTTCGATATCGGCTCCTCGATTTTCTCGGCCTCGGCCTCGGCATCGAAGTTGTCCTCCTTAACGTCTCCGTCTCCTACCCGGTATCCCGCCAGGAGCTTCTCCAGTTCATCTGGCGAGAATCCGACCAGGTCCATATCGATGGCGCCGGTGTCCAGTTCGAGGAGCAATTCGCTTAATGCCGGGAGATCAAATTCTCCCCCATGTTTGTTGGCTGCGATGTTCGCTGCCTTTTCCTTCTCCAGGTCCCAATCCACTTCCCGGTATGTCCATCGGCCGAACGGGGTCTCGATGTATCCTTGGGCGACGGTCCCGACGTTGTCCTCATGCTTCTCTTTGACGATCTGCCAGGCAGGGTCAAAGTGCTTCAGGCGCTGGTGGCCTCCAATGAGGCTCCCGGTTCTGACGTTTCGTATTACTCCCGACAGGTCGCCGAATTCCTTCATGGCTTTTCCCAAAGCCTGGAGGTTCCATTCGGTTATTTTCCTGGGGTTGTATGCTGCTGGTCTCAAATCCTTAACTTCCATTTACGCTCCTTGTCTGAGTTGATCACGTATCTCGATTAATTGTTCCACGGTCCATTTGCAGACCGCTCTCGCCGCCTGGGTGATCACAGTCATTCTTTCCTCTCCCAGGTACCTGTCCTCGACCATCTGCCGGAATGCCCTGGGGTGTTTCTCGGCCTCCCGGTGGCATCTAAAGCAGAGGGTTATCCCGTCATCGAGGAGCCATCGGCTCCCCTTGTTGCCTCGTCCCCATATGTGGTGGGCTTCGACGCCGCCTCCGTGGTAGTTGCATCCTGGATACTGACAGCCGTAACCGTCGCGCTCCTTGACCCGCTTTCGCCAGAGGTCGTCGAGGATCTTCTCTAGGGTCTGCCGGCTGGGGAGCTTCATTCTACCCACCTCAGTTTGATTTTGTTCGTTGGGCACTCACTGTGTTCCAGAAGAAAATCAGCCAGGAATTGATACTCGTCTTTCCAATGATTCCCTACGTTTTTCGCAATCTTTGCCACGTCGCCGCATTGTTTGCATTCAATGAAGCTGTGTCTCCGCTGCTGCATTATCTGCCCCCAAAATCCAGGAACCGGTCCCGCAGTCCCAGGTTGTCGATCACGTCGTCGAGGCTCCGGGCGACGAATCCGATGCCTCCGTGTTTCCGAATGTTCTCCAGGAATGCCTCTTGCTCTGGCTGAACCTTTCCCTTCTCCGTCTTGACTTCGATGCCAAGGAATTGTCCTTTGTAAATTCCGAGGATATCCGGAACCCCTTTGGTCCCCATTGGCCCACCCCAATTTTTCCAGTTGAAAATCTGAAATCGGGCGAGTAGGTCGCGGATGCTCTTGGTAATGGTGGCCTCAGAGGTTGGCGATGGGGTTGTTTTCTTCTTGCGGTTCAGGGTCTGCATTGATTATTTACCTCCATCCTCGCTTTATGAGCCATGCGGTAAATAATTGCGTTGACTTCATTTTTCGTATGCGTTGGTATAGGACCTGCCTTTGAATGCTCAATTACTGTGTAGCCTTTGCTTACCGCTTCATCCCTGGTCATAAAGGGGATACCGTTCGCGTCACTCTGTTTGCAGCGTTTGCACCTGGCAACATAGCGATATGGATATCCATTGACATTCTTAGTTAAATTGATGATTCCTTCACCATCACATTCAGGACAGTGAAAAAAGTTTTTAATGGCTATCTTGCTCGGGTTTGCTTGAATCCATTCCCGATAAAATGCCCACATGATATTGGGGATGTTCTTTGGATATATTTCAAATGTCTCGAAAATTTTGTCGGTGATCCATTCGAGCGGCTCAGCGGGAATCCTTTTGACACGCTCGAACCATGCTTCGGTAGTTCCGTCACTGGGTGCCTTTCTCTCATAGTAAATGCCAATGTCCTTCAAAAACTCCTTAAATTCGAATATCGTCATAAGTCATACCCCAATTCATCCTTGGTTTTTTCTGGTATTTCAACTTCGCTTTCCCACATCCTGTGCTTAATCCATCGTTCAGGGTCCTTCCATTCAGGTCTAAAGTCGTTTGGACCAGCCCTTTCTCGCCACACAATTTGTCGATTGATTGCACTCAGAATTGTATCTATCGGAGGCTTATCTCCGTTGAGCTTTTTCCAATTGATAAAGGCAGATTTCTTTGACCCTGACTTTTTTGGGTAGGCTTTCCAAAATTTCAAAAATTCATCAGAATACCCATCTGTTTTTTGGGGGACTATAGGGGGTATATTTTCTTTTGTAATATTGTCTTTTGTAATATTGTCTTTTGTGGTTAAGGTTTTCCTTAACGGTCTGTTTCGTAAAACCTTAACGGTCTGTTTCGTAAAACCTTTACGGTTAAGGTTTTCCTTAACGGTATCCCATTGATCAAAGTCCTTGTTAAACTTATACTTTTTGGTTAGACCGTTAATGTTTTCCGTAACGGTTAATATTTTCATTAACTCTAGCGTGTTTACTACTTGCGATGCCCTTACTTTGGATATCCTAAGTGCTTTCATCATCTGGGATAGTGCAATAAAATCCTCTACTTTGTTGTATCCATACGTCTTGCGAATTACGAACAAAGTAATTCTCATTTCTTGCCCAGATAGATTCGCTGAAATAAGCGCATCGAGAATTTCATTTGCTATCTTTGTATGGCCGTCTTCTGCCTGCGGGTTTGCCATCGATTACCCTCTCCCCCGTCACTTTCTCGATGAATCCCTGATGGCAGCCGCCTTTTCCATCATCCGGTAAGAATCAGTTTTGTTCTTTTTAGATAATGCTTTTATCTTTTCGAAATCTTCAGCACGAATTGGGCGTCTGCCTTTTTCGTAGTTGCAGATTGCACCTGCAGTGAGACCCAAGATATTTCCTATTTCTTCTTGGGAATAACCCATTGCTTTTCGAATAGATGTTATTTGTTCTGGAATTGTCATCATGCTGATAAGCATAAACGCTTTGTTTATACATGTCAAGGGTATGTTAACATGTTGTTGATTGATGAAATTTTAACTCGGATAAAAAAGTATCTCGGAACTGAAGTGGATGCGGAGATAGCACGAGCGCTCAATGTATCCCCTCAGCGCCTGAGTAATTGGCCAAAGAAAGGCTCCACCTATTTTTTATTGTCTGCCAGTCAACAATATGTTTATATCTTCTTGACATTAATAAACGCGTTGTTTATACTCTCTTTCGAAACCAAGCAACAAACGATCTTTGATCCCCAAGACCTACCAATCTTAACCAGCGGGTACGCACCGAGAGAATAAGCTCCGGCGGCTCCGAGAATTAAAAAAGGTGGCAAGGCCCCCAAAGCTGCGGCGAGGGGAAGTAAGGGACAAAAAAGTAAAGCTCTTCGAAGGGGGAAAACATGTTGACATATCGAGCAATGGAAAACGTCGCAGTTTCCCGGCTCAAACGGGTTGGGAAAATCATCATTGTCATTGTCGGTCTGATGGCGCTCTGCTGGATCATTATCCCAGGGGGATGCCTTATCTCTCAGGGAGCTAAACCGGTGCGGCTTGTGGGGGACGATACTCCTCAATCCGTATGCTTCCAAGAAGTGGACGGCTGGCGCTGTCAGTCTTTGGCGGATGGGAGGTAGGGCCTATGCATGCGAATTACGACATCGTCGAACGGGATCTCAATCGGCACTTATCGGACATCGACCGGGAAGAATGGTTCTCCGAACTGAATCGTCTCGGGTTCCCCCATCCCTGCCTGGATTGCCGGGAACGGTGTACACCGCAGTGCGAGTTTTGGGATGTGAGATCATGAAAAAATGCAATCCAGAGACATGCAAGACCTGCAAGAAATGGAAGACAGCGCAATGTTGCGAACGGAAACAGACGGGGAAGGACGCAGGTCCCAGCGACTGGTGTCTTGGATTTAAGATTGCCGGTAAAAAATGACGGCGCCTGCTGTCATGTGGCGGTCCCTTCTCCCCCGGGAGGGCCGCCACTGCCGGTTTTATGAAGGTGATGAGATGAATGAACACCAAGACATAATCGACGGAATGCCCTCCGTGACGGTAGTTATCTCCACGGTCTTCAAGCATTGGTTCAATTTTGACATGGTGCCGGAGGGCGTCCTAGAGGAAGCAAAAAAGCGCGGGGTCGATGTCCACCATTCCTGCGCAGTGCTGGCTCAGGGCCTGTTCCCGATGATCGCTCCCGAGTATCAGGGTTACCTGGATTCCTTCCGAGGGTGGTTCGACATGATGGTCGAGGATGTCCTGCTCGTCGAGGAACGCCTGGTGGATCCCGTTTTGGGATTCCATGGGTGTCCGGATCTGATTGTCTGGACAAAACAGCATGAGATCATCCTGGTCGATCTCAAAACTCCCGAAGCGCTGATGCCTACCTGGAAGTGGCAAATTGCAGCTTATGATCGCCTGGTCGAAAAGTGCAAAGGTTGGAAGGTTGATCGCGCCGGCTCTCTCCGGCTCCGTCCGGAGGGTGTGGCGCTGATGAAATATTACGAGGCGAAGGACAGGCGCCGTGATCTGGCGGTCTTCCTGTCCGCCTTAAATGTCTACAAAAACGCGGCTTAAGAAAAGGAGGAGGTGTGATTATGGGATTTGATTTTAGTGCCATGTTGGATGAGGACACAAAACGGAAGGTGGGGGACGAGGAAACTGTGGTGGACGCGGTCTATGCCGGCTCCGAGATGTCACTGGAAACGGTGAAGCCGAAGTTCCGGGATCTGGTGACCGGGGTCGATATCATGGTGGCCAGGGCGAATGGTCTTGTGGTCGATTCAGATGGCGGTCTTAAAGATGCGACTGCCCTGGGCGTCGATGCGAAGCGGATCGCCAAGTTGATCGAGGCGAAGCGGAAGGAGGTCATTGGCCCCCATTCCGAATTCGTTTCCTCTGTGAACAATTTCTGTTCAGGATTCACGGAGCGGCTGGTCCTCAATGCCCGGAAGACGAATCCGAGCAGCATCGAGGGTGTGTTGAAGGCGAAGATCTCCACCTACCAGGCGAAGGTTGAACTGGAACGCCGGAAACGGGAAGAGGAAGCTCGGCGGGTTGCGGCCGAACTGCAGGACAAGCTGGATGCGGAGGCTGCGGAGGCGAATCGTAAAGCCGAGGAAGAAGCTCGGCAGAAGGCCGTTGCCGAAGCCCAGGCGCGTGGTGCCGGAGCACTGGAGACGGCATCGCTTATCCAGGATGCAGTGGCCGAAGCCCAGGCCAATGCGATCGAGGCACCCTCAGTCCCCAATCCGGTTTTCCCCCAGGCGTCCGGTCCTGTTCGGGCGGAGAATGGCGGCTCTGCATACTCTGCCAAGAATTGGGTGTGCACCATTGTGGATCCGTCTCTGGTCCCCCGCGAGTATTGCGCTCCGGTCCAGAAGCTCTTAAACGATGCGGTCAAGCAGGGCGTCCGCGTTATCCCGGGATGTGAAATCAAAGAAGAGACGAGCGTCCGGTTTCGGCGCTAACTACCAAAGGAGGTTTTTGAAATGGCTCAGATTTTACCTGTCGCGCAACAAAGGGCTGCTGATATCCGTGGCCTGCTCGAAAGAAGCCGGAAGCAGATGGAGGCGGCGCTGCCGAAACATTTAACCGCCGACCGTCTTCTCCGGGTGGCTATGACGTCGATTCAACGGACGCCCAAGCTGCTGGAGTGTACTCCCAAGTCCCTGCTGGCCTGTGTCATGACCTGTGCCCAGCTTGGTCTGGAGCCTGATCAGTTTCTCGGCCAGGCGTACCTGGTACCTTTTCGGAATAAAGGCACCATGGAGTGCACTTTGATCCCCGGCTACCGTGGCTACATTGCCCTGGCTCGTCGCTCTGGTGAAGTTCAAACGGTCGCTTCCCAGGTGGTCTACGAGAAAGACCAGTTTGATCTGGTCTTCGGCATCGATGACCGTTTGGAGCATCGTCCTCATATCAATGGAGACCGTGGCGCTGCAGTGGGCGCATATTGCGTCTTCAAATACAAGGACGGTGGGTATTCATTCGACTTCATGTCTGTCGACGATATCGAGCGCATTCGGCAGCGTTCGAAGGCATCTGGTCTGAAAGACGATGATAAAAAGGATGTTCCATGGGTGACCGATTGGGACGAGATGGCCAAAAAGACCGTAATCAAGCGCCATGCGAAGCTGGCGCCCATGTCGGTCGAGTTTCAGCGGGCGGCGGCTCTTGAGGACCGGGCATTCTCCGGGGAATCTCAGTCCGATCTCCTGGAACTGCCAGAGGGGGCCGATGCCGATGTGATCGATGCCTTGCCGGAGGCTTCTCCGGATGATGCCATTAAAGCCTTCGATGCCTCGATCCCGTCTGGAACGGACATGACCAGGCTGTCCACGTTCCTGGAGCAGACGGCGAAGGCCAACGGCGCCACGGTGGATGCGTTCAAGGCCGAAGCCGCAAAGGATCTGCCGGGTCTCTGGAAGTTCTTCTCCGCCTGGGTGAAGCAGGAAGATGCCAAGAAAAAGAGCGATCCCATGGGTGACCGGTTCGATTGCCCGGACGGTGGATACGTAACCCTGGAGGTCTGCAAAGACTGCAAAAAGCGCGAGGATGCCCAGGGTGTTGTCTGCCCGGCTTATTCTTCCGTCAAAAAATAGCCTCCTTCTCACCTTTTTGAAGGCGCACCTTGGCCCCTGGCCTCCCTTAACGGAAAACAGGGGCCTCCAATCGGAGATAATGGAATGGACGTTAAGCCAGGACAACGATTTGGGACCCTTGTTGTGGTCGAGTCTGTCGGGAAGAGAGTCAAAAAAAGTGGGCGCCCTGCCCGTGCCTGGCGCTGCCGGTGCTCTTGCGGAACGGTCGAGACCATATCTCAAGGGGAATTAACGGGTGGCTTTCGTCGGCGCTGTGTATCGTGCTGGCGAAAGATAATCAAAGAATTGGGAATATCAGAAGAAGGATTGATCCCCGGGGGTGCTATCCCGCGTCGAGATAATTATTTGACTGTCGATCGTCGCACAAAGTCTGGATTCATCAAATACTGGAGTCAGGCCCGGTATCACTTTTACGAGACATTCGGGCGTGTCTACTCGGACACGGTCGCATTGGAGGAATGGCAGAAGTTGTTTCCCACTACAAAAATCAAAGGAGAACGTTGATGGTTAATCGCGTTTATTTAATCGGTCGGCTCGGTGCGGATCCCGAGGTCCGCTACACTCCGGACAGTACCATGGTCGTCAATTTTAGGATTGCTACGGATGAATCCTATAAAAACCGGAGTGGTGAGAAGGTCTCCAAGACGGAGTGGCACCGAATTGTGGTGTGGGGGAAGCTGGCGGAGATCTGCGGGAACTACCTGGGCAAGGGTGCCTTGGTCTTCATTGAGGGTAAGTTGCAGACGCGGACCTGGGACGACAAGGAAGGGAATAAACGATCCGTGACGGAGATCCTGGCTTCCGGGATGAAGATGCTGGAGTCGAGGCGGTCCCAGGGTGGCGATGATAGCCGTGATCCTGAACCGCTGCCGGATGATGATGTGCCGTTCTGAGGTGGGATATGGGATATCGAAACATTCCCCTCGCAGTAAGGCAGGAGTACGGCGAGTCGCTGGCTGAGGCGATTAAAGGATTCGCGCTGATGGGGTCTCCTATGACAGTGGCCGCGGAAGTTTTGAAGATCGACTACAAGACTTTCCGGGGTTGGGTGAGGCGTTTAAATCTCCGCCATCTGTTTGTGCGGAGTCGCTACAAAAGCGAATACAAGAAAAACCAGAAGGGTCGGCCACATAAGAGACGCTATACGGATGAGGAACTGCTCCGGCAGATTGTCGCCTGCAGATACGAGTGCGCTCGGGCAATAAATAAAAAACCTTCAGCCGGCGCGATCATTGGAAGATTTGGAACCTGGAATAACGCAAAACAAAAAGCAAAGGAGATGGAAAATGGATTTAACAAAGCTTGAAACAGTATCACTGGACAACCTGGGCGGCGGCGCTGCCGTCGAAAAATTCAACGATGAACTGGTGGAGGTCTTGCGGAATATCCAGGACCCGAACACGAGCCCAACAGCCATGAGGGAAATCAAACTTACTGTCTCCCTCAAACCCGCAGATGACCGGGCAAGTGCAGCGGTCACTATTTCGACGACCAAGAAATTGAGTCCGATCAAAGCATACGGGACGCAGGTCTTTATCGGTCGCGGTGCGACAGGGTTCGAAGCGCGTGAGGTCATGCAGGCGGATATGTTCCCGGGTCTGCCGAGTAGCGGAAACGTCTATACGATGGACAAAACAAAAACGATGGAGGAAGGCAAATGATAGAAGCAGCAATCAATAAAATTCTCGCTTTGGCACAACCGGAAATCCTCTCTGTGGGTGGATGCAATTATTCGAGCAAGGTAATGCTCCCTGTGAAAGATCCTGTCCCCGCCCCCATTGTTGTGGGAACGCTCACTGGCCTGATTGATTATATCAAGGCGAATCGGGATGAAATAGATTTCGATAAGTGCATCATCCATATCGAAAATTATTCCGGCGTTACATTAATTTCTAAATTAAGGGGCAACTTCGTCGAACGTGACACGTACGTTGATGTCCTCGATTACCACAATGAGCATAACTTCGGCACTTATCTGGATATCGAAAACTTTATTGTCTGGCTGCAGGCCAACTTCCTGGATGCAGGGGATCGGGCGAAGATTCTGGCCTTCGTAGGCAATATTCAGGACGGACAGATCGCCAACTTCTCCGACGATGGTGTCACTCAGTCCGTCAACGTAAAAACCGGGATCACGAAGGTCGAGGTTGCGCCTGTCCCGAATCCCGTATCCCTGACCCCGTATCGGACGTTCATCGATGCCGTCCAACCGGCGTCGGATTTTGTTTTCCGCATGAGATCCGGTGGAGGATCTGACCGGCCGACCGTCGCCCTATTTGAGGCCGATGGCGGGAAGTGGAAGTCGGATGCGGTGCAGAACATCAAAACGTACCTGGTTGATGAACTGGCGAGGATTCAGGCGGATATTCCGGTGATTGCATAGCTCTTTGAACACGGGCGGAAGCCCACCAGAATGTCACGGTGCATTGAGGGCATCTCGGTAACAGAAGCCGTAAGCGTAGCTGGCGTTCTTGGGACGGGATACGCAAGATGAGCGACCTGGACACCGTGACACAAACAATTTTACAGAAGGGAAGATAGATATGGAGATTAAGATTGATGAATTACAGGTACAGGAAGCATTGGATAAACAGGCGACAGCCAGCATAAAACAGGCGTTTGAGGGGTATGAAATAAGATCAGTTATGAAAGATGCTATCGCTAATAGCGTAATTCCTGCACTAATGACCGATGCTATGGTCAACGCCGCAGCACAGATAGATGTAACAAAACTGACCGAAAAATTAGCGCAGGAAATGACAATAGCAATTACTAAGGGAGTTCAGGCCATGGTAAGGGATGCAATGATTGAAATTATTATGAGAATTAAAAAAATACCTGAATATGACGACAAAAAACGGGAGGTCGCTCGTCAGGAAATTATTCATGAAGTTTTTAAGTCGTGACACCAATAATGACGCTGCGGCGTGGATGGGACACGCCTGTACGAGGCCATCACGACCGCACCCGACGCAAGCCATCCGGTAGCTCCGGTAAGGCAGCGCTCTTAAATATCGGGGAAGATGGAGCCGGTTCGAATCCGGCCAGCGTCAACAAAACCTGACGGCCCCGGATGTCTATGAGGTGGTGAAATGACCGACCTTGACCGTAAAATACTGGCGAAGGCGTGTGGGCTGGAACCTGACAAAATACTGCCCTTGCCCGATGGAACGTGGACGAAAAGGTATCCCACCTTCACCACCCCCGACGATTGGGAACTGGTGCGGGAGAAGGTGGTTGTGCCGAACCTAGATGACTTTGCAGAAGATTTTAATCTGCTATCTCTTTATGGCTGGCTGCTGAAATCTCCAGAAGAATGTTGTCAAGATGCCGCCAACTGGATCAAGTCCCGTCCCGACCTGTTCCCCTGGGTGGAGAAAATGGTCCCTGTGCTTGTGACATCTGGATTCCCCCTCTTTTTGACCCCGTCAGGCCGGAGGGAAGGAGAAGGGATGATGGAAGTTATTTTTACTGGCTACACGAAAGAGCAGCACATGTTTGGCGGGCATACTGGAAATCCTGATGAACTTGTTATTGGCGAGTCTTATAGTGTGATAAAAACTGAAGTCCATGCATGGCACACAAAATACTATCTTAAAGACCATGAAGGATCGTTTAACAGCGTTTGTTTTGAAGAAAAGAACGGAGGCAGTGATGGTGCAGCAAATAACGACTGATTGGAAAGCTATGTACGAAGTCTTGCAGGAGTGTAACGCCGACCTTGAGCAGCGGGTGCGGGAATTGGCGGCGGAAATAGCGGCGCCGTCCATAAAGGATCTGGACACCCTATACCGTATCCGCAAGGCCATTGGGGATAATGGCAAGATGATGCATGACGAGCTTGTGGATAAGATAAAGGAAATAGTTGCCGACAACGCCCTGCTCAGGAAGCGGCTGGAAGTTATTAAGGACGATTACTTGGCGGACAAAATCGCTGTCGATTGTCATGACAAGTACCATGATGAC